GGAATCGTTGCTAACCCCTACGCTGAGGGTGCTATCAACGGACAACACGGTGGTAACCAAGGACTCGGCAGACTTGCCGACAACACCAACCGTTACTACAGACGTGTTAAGATTGAGAACCTTATGTGATCTAAATATCTCGTTCGGGATATTCAGGGACTCCTTCGGGGGTCCCTTTTTTAATGCCAACCCCAACTATCGTAAGGTAAATCTACATGTTTTGTGGGAATGTTATGATATTTTGGATTACCAGAACCAATCCAGAATTCACACTTCATTCTTTCTCCCCAATCATGGGTGTAGTGTTTAAGTGGAACTAATTTTTTGACATAAGATCCCTTTGCCCACCAGAAGTTACCAGAGTAATGTGGTGATGGACCATTACCAAATCTACATCCTGTAGTATCATATGTTTCTAGTTCTTTAACACGATCTTTCCAGTTGGTAATACACACCCAGTCCATTAGATTTCTCCAACTGTTGGTATTTCTTTTGAAAGTTATGTGTGTTGTTCCATCTGGATTTGCATCCGATAAAGTGGCACATCCTTTGGTGTGGAAATACAATACATTTGCTTGTGGATTACTAACACAAAACTTATGTAAGAATTCTAATGTGAATGCCTCATACTTGTTCTCACCATGTTCTGTTTTGGTGATAACCATTTCAATCCAACTAAAAGTTTTCAAATAAGCCGACACTTCACCACAATGGTGTCCACTCACTACACAAATAATCTTGGAGTCTTTATGTAAACCGGAACTGTATATCTTATTGAGTTGACTATCTATAATGAGGAGAGTAACACCTAAAGATGGGGATCCCCATACATGATAAAAGACAGCGTTCTTCATAGCAAATCAATTTTAGTTATTTATTTGAACCATAAATAACTAAAAACCAATGACAGAACAAGACGACTGGAGATGTGAAATGAGCTTTGATATCAAAGCCACCAGAGCCTTGTATGAACATATTTGTTATTCAATTCAGATGTGGCCTGGCTCTCCTGCCAGACCAGTAGAGGAACAAGAGTTCTTACATAGTCTTAAGACTAGTTTGTTCAGTAGTATTATGGAATATAACTACACGGAGTTGTAATGTCTAGACAGACAGATAATACATCTTTACCAGCTGAAGCTAGGATAGGTGGTATTGAAAATAGAAACTTCTTATCACCTATTGGATTTCAGTTCCAGGTTAGTAAGATGCCTGCTGTTGAATTCTTTTGTCAGTCAGCATCTATCCCTGCCATTTCAATGGGAACTGCTGACCAAGGGACAAGACTGAATAAGATTTATCATCCTGGTGATGAGTTAATGTATGAACCATTGTTTATCAAGTTCTTGATTGACGAGAACATGAAGAACTACTATCAGGTTCATGATTGGATTCGTCGTATCACAACTCCTTTTATGTCTCAGGAGTTTACATATAACACTGGTTATGATGAAGCTGATGATAAGGTACCTTACTTCCCTAGGGATAGGAAGGAACTACCCGACTGGGGTGATAACCAGTGGAGATGTGATTGTTCATTGTTTGTATTGTCCAGTAACTACCAACCAGTATCTGAGATTGTATTCAGAGATTGTTTCCCAACAACATTATCAACATTAGCATTTGATGCCACTGTACCAGACATCAATTACTTTACTGCCGAAGTATCTTTCCGATACAATTACTTTGATTATTATGTATATGATGCCGCTAGTGTCACTGATGAATCAATGCCTCCTACCTACAGAAGAACATATCTTCAAAGACCACTGGATGGACTACAGAACTAAATAAGGTATATTCGTTATTTGATTATGGATCTGAAAGAACTACAAGAGATGTGGGAAAAGGATAGTGTAATTGATGATGTGATGATTGATCAAGCATCCATCAAAATTCCAAGACTACATTCAAAATACATTGCCTTTCATAACCACTTCAGTTTATTAATGAAGAGGTCTATCACTGAATTAAAAGATGCTGAACATAAGAAGTGGTTGTATTATTCTGGCAAGGCAGATCCAGATGAATACACCAAGAAACCATTTAAACATAAGGTACCCAAGTCTGATATCCCTAGATGGTTATCAGCTGATGAAGACTTGAATAATATTGAGACAAAAGTTGAGTATTATAATTGTATTGTCAATACACTTAGTGATATCTTGAAACAGATTCATCAAATGAGTTATAATATTAAGAATGTTATCGAATGGAGAAAGTTCACTTCAGGAGTATGAAACCATTAGACCCCAGTGACCCAGAATACTTCACACATTATTGTGAGAAGTCTTACGATCGTCACAGTTACAAGATTCATTTCAAGAATGGTAAATCAATCAAGGTAGAAGACTACGAGACAGTTAAAAGTTTATGGTGGCAATGGAAAGACAATGTAGCCAATGTAGAAGTGATTGATTCATCAGGAAAAGGGTTCTAAATATTAGAAAAGAACTATTATGGCAGTAGCATTCCCCCCGAAACCCTACACCGTAGGTCAACAATTTACAGGTTCAAATAATGTCACTTATACCTGGGATGGAAAGAAGTGGATTGCAATTGGTACAGTAGGAGCTACCTAAATACCAATGAGTGACTTGACATTTTTGTGGTTGACGTTATCATTAGCAAGAAGAATGAAATAGACCTTAACCTTACTTGCGAACAACATATATTGTACGAATTACAGGAGGCATTCTCTTTTGATGTAGAGGGTGCCTCCTTTTCTCCTGCATATCGTAAGAAGTATTGGGATGGAAAAATACGATTGTGTAGTGTTGCAGCATCCACAATGCCTTGTGGTCTGGTATATCGATTATGTAAGTGGTTAGACAAACATAACTACACCTGGCAGTTTGAGAACAATAAGTATTACGGAACACCCTACGAAACTGATGAAAGGATATTCCTTGAGGGTGTTGAATTGTTTATGTCAAAGATATCTAATGTTCCACCACGACAATACCAGATTGATACTGTCTATTCTGCACTAAAAGAATACCGGAAGACGATTGTATCACCTACTGGTAGTGGTAAATCATTAATGATTTATTCTATTGCTAGGTATCTTAAGTCTATTGATAAAAGGGTATTAATTATTGTACCAACCAAGTCCTTGGTGGAACAAATGTATAAGGACTTCATTGACTATGGTTGGGGTGAGGAGAATATGCATAAGATTTATCAAGGACACTCCTTAGACACCAAGTCACCCGTCACCATCTCCACGTTCCAGTCCATCTATGGTCTCCAGAAGACCTGGTATCGTCAGTTTGACGGGGTGATAGGGGATGAGTGTCACCAGTTCAAGGCAAAGGTCTTACAGGGGATTATGAAGAAGTGTCCCGATGCCAAGTGGAGGTATGGATTTACTGGTACACTTGACGGGAAGAACGTCAACCAGTTAATATTAGAGTCACACTTCGGTCCAGTGTTCAAGACCACCACATCCAGTGACCTTATGGATGCCGGTTACCTGGCCAAATTGAATGTCAAGATTCACCTAATCAAACATCAACATCGTAACTTCAACACATACAATGATGAAATTGAATTCCTCGGTGAAAGTGAAGAAAGGAATCACTATATTTGTGAACTGGCTGACAGCCTCAAAGGAAACGTGCTTGTCTTGTTCTCTAGGGTTGAGGGACATGGGATACCCTTGCACGAGAGGATGCAGGAGGTCACGACGAGACCGACTCACATCATTCACGGGGGTACGGATGTACATCAAAGAGAGGGGGTTCGACAGATTGCTGAGACAAGTGACAATAATATTATTTTTGGTTCTTACGGGACTATGTCCACTGGAGTTAATATCAAAAATCTTCATCATGTCGTATTTGCTTCTCCTTCTAAATCACGAGTAAGAGTTCTACAGTCCATTGGTAGGGGACTGAGGAAGGGTAAGGGTAAGAATGAATGTATGTTATATGACATTGCAGATGACTTCAGGAAGAATAATGGTAAGGCCAACTTCACCCTGAACCATCTTACTGAAAGGATTAAATATTATATCGATGAAGACTTCTCATATGAGATGATTGAAGTCAATCTAAATAGGAGTGTCAGCAGGTTACCAATAGATGTATGACCGATAAGTCGTTTTACGCCACAATCAAACTCACAACAGGAGAAGAAATTCTTGCTGAGGTATCACCTTGTGACGAAAATGACGCCGAATTTTTTTTGATTGCTAATCCAATTACGATATCTGAAACAACACAGATTGATCATGCAAAAGGAATTGCAATGTCAGGACTACTTCCTAAGAAGTGGATGTTATATTCCAATGATGACATGACAATTATCTATAAGAGTCATGTAATTTCCATTTCTGAATTAGATAAGTTTGGTGTTGAGTTCTATCTTAAAGCATTGATCTCTGCAAGAATGTCCTCTCCTATTAAGAGGAAAGTAGATAGTAGAGACAATGTTGGTTATGTTGGTAGTATTGATGAGTACCGTATTGAACTAGAGAAGATGTATGAAATGTCTCATGATGTCTCTGATGATCCCTTAGCGTAAGCAACTAAGCAATAGTAACCCTTTTCATCATTAGCATTAACAGTCTACATACAATTTCCATACTTGTCAAGTGTAGTTGATTTATTCATATAAATTTGATATAATATAGACAAAACAAGACTACTTATGCCTAGACAAAAGAAGAACAACTTTATTGATAACAAAGAATTCTATGCTGCTTTCGTAGAGTATCGTTCCAAGATTGATGAAGCCAAAGAACAAGGATTACCCAAAAAAGAATGGCCTCCAATCCCCCGTTATATTGGTAAGTGTTTCCTAGACATTGCTGAACACCTATCTATGAGACCTAACTTCAGTAACTATATCTACCGACAGGATATGGTATCTGATGCAATTGAAAACTGTTGTGTGTATGCACATAACTTTGACCCATCTAAATCTAAGAACCCCTTCTCTTATTTCACACAGGTCTGTTGGTATGCCTTCATCCGTCGGATTGGTAAGGAGAAACGACAGATTGAAATTTGTGATAAGATTATTTCCAAGTCAGGATTTGAGGAGTTCTTCGTAGCGGATTCAATGGGTTCATCTTCTGACTTCAATAGTATTAAAGATGCGGTAGAACAAAGAAGGAACGGAAATAAATAACTTTAAAGTAGGAAAGGTCAATGTTCAAGTTATTTCAGACACTCATCAGATACCTTGGCAACCTGCCTGTTCGGGATGTCACACCAACAGATAAACTAGTTGTATGGCCTCCTAGTGGTGTCCCAAAGAATATCAATGTATCTGCAGTGATGCCTTTCGCCCATGTATCATTTGATGGTGACTCTAATATCAATTCATCCTTTAATGTAGAGAAGGTTGATAGAGTTGAGAGGGGTATATTCAGGGTTACATTTATTAATCCTCATGAGACTGGTAAGTATACATTGATCTCCACATCAGGTTTTGGTAACCATACCTCATCTGGTAGAACAGTATCAGTAGATGAGATGACAACCACTACTTGTGTAGTCAGAATTGAAAGAACAGATACAGGATCACAAGAGAACGAAGATTATAATGCTATCGTTATCTTCTAGAAATAAATAACTCAAAGGTATAGGAATGGATTACTTAGAAGAACTGTGGAATTTATTTGAATTAGAAGTAAAACAGGGTGGGTACGAACAGAAAGGTGATAACCCTAAGATGAAAGGTTATGGTAGTCTTGATACACAGCTCAAAAGTATCCGTAAGCCACAACAAAAGCCAACACTTCGTGAACCTGATGATGTCAAACCACCCAATGTAGGAACACCTCAGAAAGGATATCAAAACCAGAATTTTCAAAGTGATCCAAAGGCAAATCCGTCTCTCAGTCCACAGGCTGTCAAGGCACAACAAAGGGATGCACTTATCAAACAAGGGATGTCTCCTGGTGAGGCACATGAAAAAATTGATGGTCCAGTAGATTTAGGAGATCCCGACCAAGTTGGTAGAGCAGCTGCGTCATTTGGTAAGACACAATCCGACCAGAGTTCTGCCAATTCAATTAAGTATGATAAGGACTCAGAGTCACTAGCTGCAAAGGACAATGAGGAGAGAGCTAATGAAGCTCTACCTACTCAACAGGACGCTATGTCTGGTCAGAATGCAGAGAGACCAGATGAAGACCAGGAGAATGTATCTCCACCTGTCCCAGAGACCTCTGAGAGGGGTGCAGAGGGGACTGAGGATAAGTTAGATAAGCTAAGGGAACCTGGTGAAGACATCAGCCCAGAAGAAGATCCAGATGCCGCTGAGATGGAATTGGATGCAGAGATTGAAGATCTTGATAAAATTCTTGAGGGTCAGTGGGAAGAATATTCTAATGATATTAATTCAAGAATTGATGAGATGTCAAAAATTAGTGAGTTAAAAGCTAGAAGACTAAGGGAAAAATTTGATAGCTTTAGTAAAGTATTTAATAAGATTCCATCAGCACAAAATAGATCTAGTTTTCTATCTGCTATTGGTAAAGCTAAGACATATCAAGGTAGAATTAACTCTGGTGCAGGTAAAAATAATTTAGGTTATCTTGATGTTCAATCTTTACAAGATAACAAGGAAAGACTAATGAAAGGATATGGTGATGGTAGCCCAGAACAAATTGAAAAGTTTGTAAGAAGTGTTAGATCAAATAAAGTAGATCCAGAATTTATTGATTCTTCTTTTGAAATGTTGCCAGATAAGTTTAAACAATCATTGAGTGGTAAAGGCAAGGTGGGACAAAAGGATGTTCACTTCCTCGGATATGATGAAGATGGTAACGCAAAGAGAGGTCAGGCATCTAGTAAAGACAGAGCAAAACTTATGTGGCAATACTACCTAGAACAAGGTGGTAGAGATGCCTATACTGGACTGCCATTGGACCTAGAGTCCATGGACTTGGAACATGTCATGGCTTTTGATAATAAGGACAATGGAAAACCATCTCAAGAAGATTATGAGAATAGGGAACATGAGAAGAATCATGTTTTGACTAACTCTAATATAAACCAGAAGAAATCTAATATGAGTATGAAAGATTTTCTGGAAAAGGAAATGGATCCATTCCTTGATATGTCCGAAGAAGATTTTGCTGGTAGACAGGCTATGTTTGACAGAGCTAATCAAATTGGAGATGAGTCACAGCAACTTGTTCAAACTTTAGTTGATGAGATTTCAGAAGATGGGAAAGTCACTGGTAAAGAATTGACATCTGGTATGACAATGGATTTACTTCGTGGTCATTTTGATAATTCCGACAAATCATATGAAGAATTGAGAAAACAATTCAGGAAAAATGCCAAAACACCAGAAGACAAGAAGAAAGCTGGTGGACTAAAGTCGGGAATAGGAAAGGAACTATTGATGTCTCTTGGTATGACAAGGGGGTTACCAGATAAATCTGGCAGAAGAACTAATAAGATGAATGAGAATGTTTATCGTGGATTTCTATTGACAATGGCAAAGGCAGATCCTAAACAACGAGCCAAACTCAGATCAGCATGGGAGGAAGCTATTGAGACAGGTAGAGAAGCTAAAAGTGAGAAAGCCTTCAGAGATAAGATCCTAGAACTCGGTGGTATAGATCCTGATATTATTAATGATAAGAAAATGGGACGAGTGTTCAGAGAAGAGTGGGAATGGGAAGATCTAGTTGACTTATCAGAGGATTACGACTATAATGATGATGTAGCATTTCTAAGAAAGTATGGTAGGGCATAAGGTTGCATTGATCACGGATACCCACTTCGGTGTCCGTAAAGGCAACCAAGTATTTCATGATTACTTTGAGAAGTTCTATAATGAAACCTTCTTTCCTACCTTAGAAGAACAGAACATCACGACAGTCATCCACCTAGGTGACTGTTTTGATGTAAGAAAAGGTATTGACTACTGGTCATTGGAGTGGTCGAAGAGAGTCTTCTTTGATCCATTGAAGGAGAAAGGTATTGAACTACATCTAATCGTTGGTAATCATGACAGTTTTTATAAGAACACACTCAGCATCAACTCTCCAAAGCTCAACCTACGAGAGTATGATAACATCCACATCTATGAACAACACCAGTCTGCCACTATTAACGACAGCCTATGTTTCATGGTGCCCTGGATCTGCGACGATAATGCAGAGCAGTTCATGGAACAGTTGGAGTCTACAGATGCTACTGTCTGCTTTGGACACCTAGAACTGGCTGGATTTTATGCCAATAAAGATTATAAGTGTGATCATGGCACCAATCCTGATGTATTCGATAAGTTTGATCGTGTGTTCTCTGGACATTTTCATAAGAAATCTACCAATGGGAACATTACCTATCTAGGAAATACATACCAGATGTATTGGAATGATGAGGGTGAGGATCGTGGATTCCACTTGTTTGATATGAAGACAAAGGAACTAGAATGGATCAAGAATCCAACCAGGATGTTCCATAAGATTTACTACAATGAAGGTGAAGAACTACAGACCGAACAGTATAAGAATTGTTTCCTTAAGTTGATTGTTGATGGTCAATCAACACCAGTCAAGTTATATCAAACGATTGATAAGTTGTATGATGCAGGTATCCACGACCTGAAAGTCATCAAGAATCTAGACATTGCTTTGGAAGAAGATGTGGAAGTTGAAGTAGAAGACACTCTAACTACCCTAACTAATTATGTGTCATCAATGGAAGACACATTTAACAAACAAAATGTAATCGATATATTCAAATCACTCTACCTTGAAGCCCAGGAGGTTTAAATGTACATCCTTACTAAAGAAGAAGATGATATTGAGAGTGGAGCTTATGCAACTTATGACACTGATGGTGTTACTATAGTACAGTTTTTCGTTGACAAGGACGACGCCATCACTTATAATGAGTTGTTGAATGCCGTAGGGTATGACCTACATGTAACTCAAACACCAGATGAACATGTAGATAAACTATGTGACTTATTGGGACATGCTTACACTGTGGTTGAACCAGGTGAAGTTGTCATACCTAAGATGGAAACCCTTACTGATGATTTATTATTGTGATCCTATTCAAGCGCCTCACTTTTGCTAACTTCTTATCCTCAGGAAATACCCCTACTACAATTGAACTGAATAATCACAAGACGACTTTGATCTTTGGGACCAATGGTTCTGGTAAATCTACGATCTTGGATGCTCTATGTTATTGTTTATTCAATAAGCCCTTCCGTTCTATCAACTTACCACAGTTGGTAAATCAACAGAACAAGAAGGGTCTACTTACTGAGGTTGAGTTTAGTATTGGCAAGAGTGAGTTTCTTGTAAGAAGGGGAATGAAACCTAAGATCTTTGAAGTCTATAGAGACGGAGAAGCACTAGACAAGAAGGCTGCAGATAAGGATAACCAACAGTATCTTGAGACTCAAATCCTCAAGATGAATCATAAAACTTTTTGTCAAGTTGTAATCTTAGGGTCAAGTAATTTCATCCCCTTTATGCAGTTGAACTCCAATGGTAGGAAGGAATGTATTGAAGACTTCCTAGACATCAAGGTATTCTCTGCTATGGCTTTACTAGCCAAGGAGAGGGCAAAGGGACTGAAGGATAAGTTAAATGATATCAAGAACGAGACTAGTCTTTTAGACTACAAGATTGAGTTACAAGGTAGTAGGATTGAGGACATTGAGAACAAGTCCACTGCTGACATTGAAGAACTCAAAGAAGAAATCAAACAGGACAAGACCAATCAGTCTAAGTTCAGGACTGAGGTAGAGAAACTACAGAAGAAGGATGAGATTATACTAGAACAGGTCAAGGAGTTGATGACTGGTTCTCCCAAGAAGATGTCCAACGAATTCAATACTGTCATCGTCAAGATGGATAGTAAGGTGGAGAGATTACAGAAGGAACTATCATTCTATCAAGACCATGACCAGTGTCCCACCTGTAGTCAGGACATCAGTTCTGGTATCAAGACTAGTATCCTAGAGAAGAATACAACAGAACTGGAGAAGGTATCATCTGCCAAGAACCAGGCTGTCAGTAAGTTACAGGAGTTCCAGGATATCCTAGACAAAATCCAACAAAGGGAAGAAGAGGCATATAAAATTCAACAACAAATCTATCAATATCAGACCAAGATTGATTCCTTACAGACAAACATCTGTTCAAAGGAAACGAAGATTGTTAATATCACTACATCTACATCAAAGATTGACAGTGAACGACAGACTCTACAGGAACTGAATGAACAACTGAGTAAGTTAAATCAAGAGAAGGATGATGTAACCAATAGGTTATCCGACCATGAGATTGTAGTCAATCTACTGAAAGAATCTGGTGTCAAGGCACAGATTGTAAGGAAGTATCTACCTGTGATGAACAAGTTCATCCGTAAGTATCTACAAGAACTAGACTTCCCTATTTTCTTTACCCTAGACGAGGAGTTCAATGAGAGTGTTCAATCACCATTCCACCAGAACTTCTCTTATTCCTCCTTCAGTGAGGGACAGAAGGCTAGGATTGACCTGTCCTTGATGTTAACCTGGAGGGAGATTGGTAAGTTAAAGAACTCTGTATCTACCAACATCCTAATCCTTGATGAGGTATTCTCTTCTAGTCTAGATGATGTAGGTAAGGAGAATCTATTTGCACTACTGAAGTATGGTCTAGATGATAACCAACGAATTGTTGTAGTTGACCACACATTATCCCAGAACTTCAAGGAGAAGTTTGATAATAGTATTGAGGTGACGATGACTAAGGGGTTTAGTAATTACAACTGAACCCTATGGAGCTAGAGGTCCTGCATATACATTGGGACTACCTTCTGCTACAAATGTACAGTCTGTAATATAATCAAGAATTCTACCGGCACCCTTCTTTTCTACAAAAACAGTTATTGATCCAATAGCAATAGGTCTTGCATGTGGTGCACAAGCATTGCCTAGATGTATTGTATTTAAATGTGTCTGACAGGACCATGGAATTTTATTCACATATACTGTCTTTGCTCCTTGAGCTCTAAACATAGGAGAACAATGTGGGTAGTCAGCATCACCGATTCTACAGGCTGCTCTATCTGATCTTACCATGAATGGGTCAAGCAGGAAATTTGGTCCAAGAACTTTACCAGCTAGAGCTGCTGATGCTGCTGTTATTTGTTGGACGTTTGCTGTTGATATTGATTGAGCGTTTCTTAGATTTACTTCTTGTTCTAGTGTTGTTCTTTGTAGTGGATTTATCATGCTTCTGGTGGGAACTCGATTTTTATTGATGGAGGGACATAATCCCTAATCCATTTATTCTTTTCATTTATAAACACTTCTAAGTAGGCATCATTATTTCCTGCGTTTACTACTACGATATCTCCATCGGCATAATCTGCACCGGGTTCATTTACTACTGCTGATATAATCTTTCCATTTTCTGTGGTAATATCTACTGTTAATCCACCAGGAAATCTTTCACCGAATGGTCTTCTGGGATTAAATTCTTTACATAATTCTTCTTTTTCATCTGGACAAGCTACGGCAACCCTGGGAATTGGACTTGTCGGTACTCCTTCTGAGTCTTTATACCTTGAACCACCAGTTGATGGTTCATCAACAAGTTCTCCCTCTTCATTGATTGATACACCACAACCTGTGTATGGTTCTACATCAGTTGGAATATCGTCTGCCAGCCAGTAGTATCTAGTACTACCGTCAATCCATATATCACCTTTCTCCAATCTTGCATTACCAGCATCATCACCTCTTGTTGATGGTTCTCCAGACACACCATCGTAACCAGTTACCATTGTATATGGGTAGTTGACAGGATATCCTGGAGAGAATTCTTGTTGGCTATGTCCGCCTGGATTACTGAAGTTACATAACTGTAGTGCGGCCTCAAGAGGTTCTGTTGAGGTATCTGTTGGTTGAATAAACTTTTGTTTAATTTTAATATCACCATTATCTAAAGTAATATTTTTATAATCACTACCTATCTTTGCTTTGACCTTTAGTTCTATTGAGTATGTGACCTCAACAGAATCTCTGCTGTCACGAACGAAAGCTGTAATACTATCCATTGGATATACAGGTGCCTTATTTCCACCGAATTCGTTTGGTTCACCTGTCATACCTGGTAGGAGTGGTTCGGTTGGAAATCCTTTCTCAAAGTCTAACGGTATATCAGATAGACTTAGAGCTATAGAATTTCTGGGAAGGTAACTGTAGTCTCCTTTTTCAAATAACTTAAAGTAATCATAACCACCTTCAACCTCAGCCTTGGAAGTTTCTAATTCATCCTTTCTTCCTGGACTTTCGGTATCAAAAGTGACACCACCATAGGTATCTCCATCAACCCATGTGTCATTGTTTGTCTCATGAGTGGAAGTCATTGTCATACTGACAACTTCATATTTTAAATTGGTTCTTATCTCTGTTGGTTCACCACTATCTGACATGGTTTCTGTATAACCATAGACAAAACCTTCTATCTCATACCCATCCATAGGAATTGTGCCACCATTTTCATCATCAAAACTTAACTTGGCTTCCTTACTATTCCACCTGAATTCATTAGGTCTTACAGGGGGGTCTGTTTCATCCCCGTCATCGGGGAATAGTCCTCCCAGTCCATCATCTTGGAACCCAACTTTTCCTTTCTTGATTGTCCATTCTACTGCGTAATTAGTACTACCAGTTGATGGTGGTGTAGGTGTTGATGTCATTTTAGTTCAGGTATATTTTAGCAGCGTTCAATGTGTATATTCCAATTACCTTAATGTTTTCAGTAAGATTAACGAGTTTGTCACTCTTACCTGCAATAGTTTCAGTTTTTATTGGGACAATAAAATTTTCTGATGCAAATTCACCTGTTACTTGTAAACAATATGAACCACTAATATTTTGTGTCCAACCTCTGCTGATACCACAAAGTGGTGGTGCTGCATGTGTTGGTGTTCCAACACCCCAGTATACAGAACCAGGTACACCTCTTGGGATTGGTCCTGCACCTTCACCAACTAGGTGAGTATATGTTGCCTTTGCCATTGTTGATGGCAGAAAAGCTTTTCCTGCAGTCGCAGCAGGTACGAATCCTGTTAGATCAACTCGTTCTCCACCACATACAAGGTTGAGATAACCAGCTGATTGAATTGTGATACCACCTTTGGGATCTAGATTACGGATGACGGTGTTACCCATGACATCCATTGTATTGTGTCCACCTAGGTTTTTGTTAGCTGCACTTGGTTCACCAATAGATGAAATCCTTTTGGTGACATTTTCTGTATACTCTTTGGCTGACATGTATACAGACTTAGAAGACTCCAAGGAAATTTGTTCCTTGGACTTCAGGATCATTGTGTTATTGTTTTGAATGAAGTCATTCGTTGTTTGTTTGATTGACCTATGAGATGTAACATCAAAGTTCTCACAGGTTACATTGAAGTCACCTCTTACAACTAGATCAAAGTCAGTATCTACATGAACACTTGTACGGTCAGCACTTACTAGTGTTCCACTTTCCTCATTGGTACTAGAGTTCAGGTGGATATCACCTAGTGCCTTAACCATGATACTTCCATCACTTTTGAATTCAATAGAAGAACCACTGGCGTGTCTGAGTACTACCCTACCATCATCTTTGGTAGAGTAGACACTGAACTCAGATCCATCAGGCCATGCCTGTGGATAGGAGTATTCATACTTCTGATTTTCATCTTGAATCTTTGACATATCAAATTAGGTTTTTGCGTCCTTTTGTTACACAGAATACTAGGTTTACCTTGTCTGAAATTGGCTTATAGGATTCACTATTTTTAGGAATGATACCCATAGTTACTTCAATCTTAGCTCCGTTACCAGGACCATCAATAACAAGTATGGGTCTGTTAAGATAACCGGTACCAGTATTTATGATCTCTACATCTACGATCTTTCCATCAATGACGATTGGTTTTAATTCACCATTTGGTAGTCCTGTGTCTGGATCAATAGGTGTAATGGTAGTTGGTGGTGGTGTACCAGGTGTAACTGGAGTCACTGGGAACTCGGTGCCGGGATCACCTGGAGTGATTGGTACTAGGGGTTCAAAGGGATCCTCTGGATCTACTGGATCAACTGATGGTTCTGGTGCTGGAGTGTAACCATTACCAGGATCAAGTACAATCACATCTTCAATGATGATATCAATATTTTCATCTTCACTTGCGATACCAACGGGACTTCTATCAGGGATGACAGATACAGGTACATAAGGATCTTCTCCCCAACTTTCTGGGTTTGTCTTGACAGCAACTAACTTTCCTGATTCTTTATGTACTACTGGTTCTGGTGTGCCATCATAACCTGGAATGAATACGGAGGGGAAACCTAACTTCTTCTTTGCTAATCTCTTCCTACGATTTCTTCTCTTCCTCTTCTCCTTCTCCTCTTCTGGGATGTCTAGAGCATCAACTGTTTCG